GCTCACGGCAACACAGGCACAGTTGGCACTCTCTACTTTGATCAGAATATCCGTGACTACTTCTACGTCGGACAGTCAGTTGTAATCTCTGGCGCTGGCACAAAGTACAATGGCACAAAGACAATCACAGGCGTCGACACTCAATCCTTTACAATTACGACAACACACACTAGCGACAATCCCTATCACTCAGTCGAGCCTTATGGCATCGCAGCAGTTGAGACTTACACAGATTACACAACAGTACCTGCGATTCAAGAAGCGTCTCTCATGATCTCGATCGACATCTGGCAGTCTCGCCAAGCACCTTCATCTGGCGGCGTTAGCATCGATGGCTACGCGCCTTCACCGTATCGCATGGGTAATACCTTGCTCGCTCGCGTTCGCGGCTTACTTGCTCCATATCTTGATCCGCGATCAATGGTGGGCTAATGGCCGCCATATCAACACTCCGCGCAGGTATCGCAGCAGCTCTTACAGATAACACAAAGTATTCAGTCTTCTCATTCCCGCCTGCTACTGTGATTGCTAACAGCGTCGTAGTCAGCCCTAGCGATCCTTACATCACGCCTTCTAATAATTCATATACCACGGTCGCTCCTATGGCTAACTTTCAGGTGTCGATCTTCGTGCCGTTGCTAGATAATGAAGGCAACCTTAATGGAATTGAAGATGACATCGTGCGCGTGTTTAGCCTGCTCGCTGCATCTTCATACACCTACAACGTCTCTGATGTATCGGCTCCGGCCGTACTTAGTGCGGCGTCAGGTGATCTACTTACTTGCAATATCAACATATCAATCCTAACGAGTTGGAGCTAACATGTCCGAGTGGGAAAAAGAAAGAGACGCCTTCCTGATCAAAATCGGGCAGGTAGCAACACCAGCACCAAAGCCAGTAACTACTAAGAAAGACGAGGAATAATCCAATGGCTGTATTCTTAAATAATGGCGTAGTCTTGACAGTCAATTCAGTCGACTTATCTGACCACGTTACAGCAGTAACAATTAACCGCACCTTTGATGAGCTTGAAGTGACAGCAATGGGTGACTCAGGCCATAAGTTCGTCAAGGGCTTAGAGGCATCATCAATTACAATCGACTTCCTTAATGACACAGCAACTTCTGAGGTTCTACAGACCTTGCAGGCTGTATGGGGTACATCAACTACAATCACAGTTAAGCAGACATCTGCTGCTACATCTGCGACCAACCCTCTTTATACAATGACATGCTTAATCAACGGCACTACAGACATCAACGGTTCTGTCGCTGACCTAAGTATGCAAAGCCTGACATTTAATGTCAACGGCACAGTAGCAATCACAACCGCATAATCTAACTAAACAAAGGGGCACAGCATGGCAAAGTTAATAGTCACGATGGCAGACAACAGCGTCACCGAGATCGAGATCACTCCTCGACTTGAGTACGCGTTCGAGCTATATGCCAAAAAGGGATTTCACAAAGCGTTCCGCGATGATGAAAAGCAGTCAGACGTCTATTGGCTTGCATGGGAAGGCCTTAGACTAAGTGGAGTCACAGTCAAGCCATTCGGCTCAGACTTTCTCGAAACTCTTAAGAGTGTAGAGGTTGCAGAGTCTGACCCTTTGGCCTAGGCAGGGATAGCATCCACTATCTCATCGCTCGCTTGAGCATTGAGACGGCTATCCCGCCACAAGCACTTATAGATTTAGATTCATCGATGCTCCAGATGTTACTGAAAGCATTGAAAGACAGAGCAAAGGAGCAACAGGATGCCTACAGAAGTAAGCGGCGCACTTGAGCTTCGTAAGGCACTCAAGAAAGTTGAGCCTGCTCTGGCTAAAGAAACCGAGAAGGAGATTAGAAACCTTCTCAAGGTAGTTGCAGTCAAGGCTAGAGGATTCGTCCCTAGCGATGCTCCACTCTCAGGGTGGGGTAATGCTGTAGGACTATGGGAGAATCGCGTCTTCAGCTCTAGCGACATCAAGCGCGGCATTGGATATAGCACTGCGCCATCTAAGCCTAATAAGCGCGGATTTAGATCGATTGCTACCATCTTTAATAAGAGTGCAGCAGGATCGATCTACGAGACTGCCGGACGTAAGTCAGGGCCAGAGGGTAGAGGACAAGCTCCTTTAGTAGATATTTATAAGAATGCTGGTACACCTTTCGCAAGAAAGGCTGGCTACAAGCAGCGCAGCAGCGACAAGACAAAGAGTCAATCTGCTAACCCTAATGCAGGCCGTCAATTCATCGACGCCTTGCCGCCGTTGGTCGATAGCCAGCAGTCAAGCGCAGCAGGCCGTCGTACTCGTAAGACTAAAGGCCGTTTATTATTTAGAGCATGGGCAGAAGATCAAGGTAAGACCAATGCTGCCGTATTAAAGGCTATTGAGAAGTCAATGGACACAGCCCTAAGAGTTACTAAGGGAACTACAATGAAATTTAGAGGCCGCTAATGTCAGCCAATTCAAGTCTAGCAATCCGCATTGCAACGATCTTTGACAGTAAGGGACTTAAGCAGGCTGGCAAGGAAGTCAAAGGCCTACAGGGTGCTGTAAAGAAACTAGCAGGCGCAGCAGGCATTGGGCTATCAACTGCCGCCGTTATCAATTTTGGTAAGAATGCTGCAAAGGCGTTTATTGCAGATGAGAAGGCAGCCTCTCAGCTCGCACAGGCTGTCAAGAATCTTGGCCTATCTTTCGAGGTTCCACGCATAGAAGCGTTTATCTCTCAGTTATCTAAAGCATCTGGTGTTACAGATGACGTTCTTCGACCAGCGATGCAGAAGTTATTGCAGACTACTGGATCAGTTGCTAAGTCTCAAGAATTACTTACTCAAGCCTTAGACATCTCACGAGGCTCTGGCGTCGATTATGGCACGGTCGTGGAAGATTTAACGAGGGCTTATACAGGACAGACTCGTGGACTCGTCAAATACAAGTTAGGCGTAACTCAAGCCGAGCTTAAGACTATGAGCTTCGCAGATGTACAAGAGAAACTCGGCAAGCAATTCTCAGGTGCTAATGCTGCCTACCTTGAGACCTACGCTGGCAAGATGGGGATCTTATCTACAGCGGCAAGTGAAGCGACAGAGATCATTGGTAAGGGTCTGGTAGATTCTTTGAGCATTCTCGCAGGCGACGGCAACACAGTTCAGCCATTAGCAGACTCGATGGAGATGCTGGCAACTGAGATCAGTTCTGTTATCACAGGACTTGCAACCATGATCGCAGAAATTAAGAAAATTCCAGGGGTTGAAAAATATATAACAGACATATTCCCTTTTATTTTAGAAAATACTCAGGCTGGACAAGTATTAGAATTTATCAAATCCTTCAACAAGGAAACTAGCAAAGGCGCAGGCCGAATGTTCGCAGGCGGTTCTGGCGGTGCTGGCTTCAACATTGAAGAAGAACGCACGAGACGTAGGATTGAAGCCGAGGCCGCAAAGCGTGCTAAAGAATTAGCAGCACTCCAGAAGAAGACTCTCGATACACAGAAGAAGTCTCTAGCCTTACAGAAGGCTTCTAAGACTCTTAACCTAGAAGCTATTGGTATTGAAGCAGCCCTTAAGGGCAAGATTAGCGAGACTGATCGCATCTCCTTGCTATTGCAGAAGGCTATCCTTGAAGGTAATGCAAGCCTAGCCACACAATTATCTGATCAATTAGAAGCTGCAACTAAGCGACAGAATGAGCTGCGTGCCCTTCTACTGACTACGCCAGAGGCTCCCAATCCTTACCGTAACTGGACGCTACCGATGGACTTGCTTAACTACACAGCCTCATCCCTTGGCGTATCTGTAGCACAATTACAGAATGCGCCAGTTGCTCCATCCTCTAGCTTCTCGGATGCAGAGATGGAATTAATGTCTGCTGTCAATAGATTCCAAGGGGCTAATGCTCAAGCAATTAACGTTGAGGTCTATCTTGATGGCGACATCGTTGGCGGTGCAATTACTAACTCACAGGTAAATAACTCACTGTCTGGATCTTTCAATCAAGTCAATCGATCACGCAATAAGGGCGCAGTAGCAATCGAATGACACTTCCTGCAACCATCTCGGTATCGTTCGACTTTAGCCAAGGTGCTACATTCGGCTATCCCTTTACAATTGGCGATCCGCAATACGGCGTAATCGGAGTCAGTACCTTTGCAAGTTCAGAAATCCCAGAGCCAGTGATTGATCTCAGCGATGTTACTCGATCTATTAAGATCAATCGTGGCCGTAACATCATGCGAGATACTTAAGAGTCTGGCAATTGCACAGTCAGAGTTCTAGATCCTAATTCTTATTTTAACCCACAGAATGCATCATCACCCTATTTTGGCTATCTGACTCCACTGAGAAAGATCCGTGTAGCTGCTACTACTGCAACATCGCAGCAGTTCCTATTTTCAGGTTATGTCGATTCTTATAAGTATTACTATCCAACAGGGCAGGAAATTGGATACGTCGATATCATCTGCTCCGATGCGTTTAGACTCTTTCAGATGGCTAACGTCTCAACTGTCGCAGATGCAACCGCTGGCCAGACTACTGGCACGCGTATCACTAAGATCCTTGATCAAGTCTCATTTCCTACATCGATGCGTATCACTGACACAGGATCAACTACAGTTCAAGCAGATCCGGCAACGGCTCGCACATCCCTTGCAGCTCTCAAGGCTGCTGAGTTCGCAGAGCAGGGCGCATTCTTTATCCGCGCAGACGGCACAGCAGAGTTTAAGGATCGCACCGATGTTGTGGGATCTCTAGCTGCTGCACCTATCGAGTTCGATCAGACTACAGGCATCCCCTACTCAGACCTTAAGTACGCCTTCGATGACAAGCTCATCGTCAATCAAGCCAGCATGACACGCATAGGCGGCGCAGCACAGACTGCAACAGATGCAACATCATCGGCTAAGTACTTTCCTCATGGCACAACTATTACAGACATGATCCCTGAGACAGACGCGCAGGTTTTAGACATCGCCAAGATATATGTGGCAACTAGAGCTGAGACAACTATCCGCATCGATGCCATGACTGTCGATCTACTCGATACAGATGTACCGACTGACACGATGATCGGCCTAGATTATTTTGACAATGTCAAGATCACTAACGTCCAGCCAGACGGCTCGACAATCGTGAAGGTTTTGCAAGTGCAGGGC